TAATAACTTGCGCTCGCTCAAATAAGGGATGATTCACTTCACAATAACCATTAGTTCCACCACTGAGTAAATCAACTGCAGTTCTAACGTCCCTCCACATATTATACCCAGTAATAGGTTGCATGTCAAGTTTTTTAGCAAGCGAATCAATTACCATTTGATCAAGAGAACCCCTTGCCCACATAGTCTGACCATTTGCATTAATATACTTGTTCATATAATTATGAAGCTCTTTAATTGCATTTTCTGCATACATATCTGTTGAGTTTGCATCAAAGGAAACACTACGAACATATTCGTGTTGGTTTGCCCACCATTCTAGTGTTCCAACATCAACAGTCCTGCCAAGACGTTTTGCTTGATCCTTAGCATTCAACTTAACAAAGCAAGCATTGTTTAACAAATCTTGGTAGGTTGGACGTTTATCTGGGTCAAAATGAATCAATGCTGCCGATAAAATAACAGCATTTGATTCAACACCAAGAGTTTCTACGTCAAATATAAACATTAAAACTCCCTCTTTTCACCTTCTTTAGTAAAGAAACATTTAATCTTTTGTTCATCAGTCCATTCTGATGTATAATCATTATCAATATCACACATATCAAGTGCTTCCATTTGAGAAACAATTCTATGACTTACAATTTGCTCACCAAGAGGTAGCTGAGAAAACTCTTTGGCAGTTTCCATAGAAACATCATCAAGAGCATATTCAGGATTTCCTTTCGGTGCTTGTACACAATACCTCATTCTATAAGTAAATACCGTATCAACCATTACCCATACATTATCAGTCATCGCTATCACCTTTCATTGCCATTGCTTTACTCAAAGATTTCTGCGCATGACGCAGACCAAATTCCATCTCATAGTTTTGTTGTTTAACTTTATCTAATTCACGAGATGTTTTTAGATAAGTGTCATACAAATCGTTAGTGCTTTTATTAAGTGCCTCAACATATGTAGTAACTTTATGAATAGTCACCCATGTTCCGTCAGCAAGTTTAGTATAACCATCACGAATGCGGAATTCATCAGTCCATCTTTCGCCAAGTTTATACTCTGGCATTGGTTCGAAGAGAAATAATTCTTGTTGTTCTAGTTTCTTTAGAAGCAGAGCGAACTGGTCATCAACACTTTGTTTACCGTAAAACATTATTCATCTCCCTCATCTGATTCATATTCTTCAGTTTTACCATGCATTTCTGCATGGATATCACAGAGAGTTGTATGCCAACCATTAGTATATGTCTTACCTGGAGCACCACACATTTCACAAGTACGATAACTCATATTCTCAGCAACTGAAATAAAATTCCAGTGCTTATCAGTTGCGCCATTAACATAGAAACGAAGTCCACCGAACTTCTCTTTTACTTGAGAAGCAACTGGAACCTTTAATGTTTCTTCATCGAGTTTAACTTTGGCTTCATCGATTTGTTCTTGAGTTACGGTTTTTGTTCCATAAAGAACACCACCAACACCAACTTCGATAAGATGATCATAACGACTCTTGGCTTGACGATAGTCAGAAGTCAACATCCCACAAAGAACATCGATAATATTATACCACCCATCACCATGTGAGAAGCCCCAGCACATTGCTGTATGTTGCATGTTCTCGTGGCGATCTTTAAAGATCAGCGGATATTTTGCACAGAGTGCTTCATCTAATTCTTGACGCATATTAACTCCAAGTCCTATGATTTTCTGCTACATGTTCAAGACCATCGTATTCATCGATGTGCCACTCAACATCATCTGGGATGTCTATGATTGCTAGTTCTGATGCCCAACCCCATGATTCTTCACCCAACTCTTCAATCACAGCAATCAAATCTGGATCATTGCGTTGTTCATAGAACTCATACTCACTTAGGTATGTCGCATCAGATTGTTCACTACCTGCTTTGTAATAGTCCGAGTCATTCCCACGAATTGGCCACTTGGCTGGTACTTTATCAAACGTAATACCTTTTCGCTCAAGCAACTTCTCAAATGCTAAATTTGAGATACCAAAGCCACCGAAACATCTATTGATTACTACTTTCATTTTATATCCTTTGAACTATCTGCGATATCTTTATCATCACGAATTTCAACAAACACTGGGAGGAAAAGACTTTCATCTCCCAACTTATTCTTTATTCTACTATTATACTTGATTGCCACAATTTTGTCAAGTATTTCTTTACCTAGATTCTTGCGATGTGCATCATTAAATCCAGAGCCTACACTTACCTTAACTTTACCATCAGAAGACTCACAAACAATTGCGCCAAGCATTCCTGCATACTTTCCAGTACCTTCTTCAATTGCAACGATCTTAAGATCACATTCAAGTTCTCCCTTGAATTTAATTTGAGTCTTGCTACGTTTATCTTCCCAAACACCATTACCATCTTTAAGGATGATACCTTCATATCCATTTGATAGATAATCTTGGAAAATCTCTTGGGCTTGTTCAATGGTTTCAACGATTGTTGAAGTAACTGCCCAAATCTTTTTATCCTTAGATGATTGTTTATTAACAATCGCTTCAAGAGTTGAGAATCGTTTTGAGTATGGTGATCCAGAATACCCATCAGTAAATTGAACGTAAGGAATCAAATCCCAAACCGAAGCATGAACCTTTGCAGCATCCGCAGCAGATATAGTTCCCTTGTTTGCTTTGTTGAGGATACCATTACCAGTCTGACGATCCATAAACTGACAACTGTCGTCATCCATTACAAGTAGTTCACCATCAAAAACACAATCAACAGAACCAGCAAGAGAAATAAACTCTTGCTCCAAATTGCCAAGTAATAAAATTTCTTTGCCATTTCTACTCCTAAATTCACACTTACCATCACGAACGATTGCATTGAATCGCATACCGTCCATTTTCATTTGAGCATACGCAGGGAATTTAATTTTATCCACCAACTTCTGTTCAAATGGTGAGCAAAGCATACAAGGATATTCTGGAACGAGTCCCATCCAAACATCATTCGCTGTTGATACTTGAACCCCACACTTTAAATCTTTGGCAATTATGCGCTCAAGAACCTTTGCGTCATCTTCATTAAGAGAAGCCAACAACATACGCAAATATTCAATCGCAGCATTACCTGTAACTTGTCTAGAAGATAAATCATACAACGCAGGTAGGATTGATTCTATATTGGCATTAGTACCATCACAAGTATATGCAGGAATCTTACGCTGATAAAACTGAGTAAATGGATCTAATGATAACCGAATTACTTCACGGAGAGTTTCGTGATCAGAATTTTCACGGAGTTTCTCTAGTTTATAATTACGTGATGCATTGGAAGCAAGGTCGTTTAAAAAAGCATTAATATTCATTTGTGTTTCAATTCCTTAAATGTTCTATACCGCATATCCCAGCGTATGGGGTTTTTAAATTTCTTTACTTCACCAGTTATCGTATTATAGAATGCATAGATTTTACTTTTACTATCACTGGTATAATAGATATGGTTCGGAGCATTATGCTCTTTCCAATCTGTGGTCTCTTGAAAAACTCTCATGCAACTTCCTTGAAATAACCATAAGGTAAGCCAAACAAATAGCAAGCATATTCACTATCACCATTGGCATCAACTGAGTCCATGAGCCAAGCGACAACACGAGCACGATTAGTGCCAGTGTGCATAAGGTTTGTAACCTTATCTTCAAACTGAATGATCGCTTGGGCTTCAGCTTCTTTACGAGCAATTTCTTCACGCTCAATCACACGACCAAGGAATTCAAATTCTTTCTCGAATTCCTGCTCGGTCCAACTTGTGGTATCGATACCACGAGGACGACAACCATACGCATCTTTATACATATCCCAGTACTGACATGCGTACTGTTCTAACACAGACATCTCTTCCCAAGATTTTAATTCAGACATTTATGATCTCCTAAAATTAAACTAAACTGAAAGTAGATTTACGTGGAGCACCTGTTGGAAAACCAGAAGTACCCTGAACAAACCCACGAGAATTTTTACAGGTCATAGTTTGTTTCGGTGCTTTACGAGCCTTAACAACTTCAATAGATCCACCTTGACGGAGGAATGCTTTGATTTGCTTTTCAGTTTCTTTAGCCAGTTCAGACTTTGACTTATAAATTACACTCATTTCATTTCCCTTTTTCATCATTTATACAACTATTATACTCCATAGTTGCATTAAAGTAAAGGGAAATTTGACTATCCCCTACAAATCTGAGGGGATTACGTAAGTCATTGATTTAGAAGGGGATTTTAAAGCCCGAGAGAGGGCGTAGGAGACCGTAGGGAGGTC